TAACCTTGCGGGTGGATTGTTAATTAGTGAAGTAGCCAAAAATCCACACTGTATTATTCTATTTGATGAAATTGAAAAAGCACATCCTGATGTTGCACAAGTATTGCTGCAAGTTATGGACGAAGGTTTTATTACTGGCACAAACGGCAAACGTGCTGATTGTCGCCAATCACTACTGATTTTGACAAGTAATCTTGGTGCCGCTGACAGTGAACGTCTTGTTATTGGCTTTGGCAACCAAGATCGTAGTGATGCCGTAGATGCTGCTGTTAAAGAACATTTTCGTCCAGAGTTTCGCAATCGTGTAGATGCGATTGTTACATTCAATAAATTAGATACCAAAACCATCCGCAAAATTGCTGAAAAGTTTATCGCTGAACTACAGGCACAAATGGTTGGTAAAAACATCACTCTCGATGTTACCGATACTGCATATGATTGGCTTGTCAAGAAGGGTTATAGCCCACAACTTGGCGCAAGACCAATGAGCCGCACAATTCATGAATATATTAAAGTTCCGTTAGCAAAGAAAATACTGTTTGACAAATCACAAAACGGTGTTACAATTAAAGTAGACTTGCTTAATGACAAGTTAGAATTGGTGGCGAAAAATGACAGTAACAGAACAAAAGATAATTGAGTATCAGGAAAAGTTCAAAAGCATGCTTCCGAGTTGGCGTGTGAACAGTGAGGCTAAAACTTGGTATAAGCAAAAGTATAGATTCCGTTTGGAATTGGGTTGCAATGGTCACTATGAAGAAGTGCAACGTTGGATGTGGACTCATGCGAAGACTATCATAGACCAAGTTCGTGATATTGATCCATATGCACGTACGCGTCGTGAAGGTTATCTGCGTATTTTTACCAATCAAACAGCCGTGCTTGATGCGTTTCTTGACAACCCAGAACTGCGTCCTCTTGTTTATCGTTTAACTACAAGTAGTACGCAGTATATTGACGAGTTGAATAATCTTGATAATATTGCTGTTGATGTAAAACTTATCAGTGAAAAAAAGTATAACCCAGATATCCAATATCAGGTTGACTTTAATACATATTGGGGTTGGCAATCTGATCTTAACAATAAACAACTACAGCGTGAGAAGTTGGTTGCGCTGTATAAATTTGTTGAAAGCAATAATGATGACCTAAGCATGAATGATGATCTTGAACGTTGGTGCAAACGTGCTGTTACTGGTAAAGATACATTTGGATATTATTATGGTGCCGTTCGTGTATTCTGCAAAAGTAGCGATAATATTCCGCTGCTATATATGCTGTTTCAGAATGGCATCCACAAGATTTATAAACATGCAAAGAAGGAAAATAAAATATGAATGGCAATCTTGCAAAAGCACTTATTGATCGTGGTATTATAAATCGCAAAACCAGAATACTTGCCAAGTGTCCTGTCCAAGCATTTGGTGGTATGCCCACAGAAGAATTGATGTTCTTAAATGTTGACCGTGTGCATCATGAAGATGGTATATACAAGTTTATTGCAAGTCATAGAAATGGTCGCAAATATAGCGTTCCCAATGACAAAATTATTGAAATTGATGGTATGGAACCTGTGCGTCTTGGTTTGGCATTTGATATTAAAGCCGATGGACTCAAAAAAGGCGCAGGCAAAAAGCGTGGCCGCAAGCCACGAATAAATACTACGGAGCAATTAAATGGCTAAAATCTACGAAGAAGTATTAGTTATCAAAGTAAGCAAACTTGTTGCTGACAAAAATTCAAGTAATCAAGACATCCTGCGTGATGATATTGTTGAAAGTATTGAAAGTGTTGTTCAGGAATTAGTTGGCAATAATATAATTGTTGAAGTTGAAAAAGCGGAATAATAATGGCAAGTATACCACAAGTAGTGCTAAGTGCAATAAGTTTTGGTCAAGTTTACCCACCATATGATGGTATTAGCACAACTTGGAGCAGCAACCAGTTAAAAGGTAATGGTTACTATGGCTATACTGATGGTCTACACACTGTAAGTTATAAATTAACAAACTTTGTTGGTATTATTAAATTTCAAGCAACTCTACTACAAAATCCAACCGATAGTGATTGGTTTGATATTACTTCAACTGCAATCGGTGATGGCAGCACTCCTACTACTGGAAATTATTTCTTTAACTTCACTGGCAATTTTGTATGGTGCCGTGCGCATATTACAAACTTTGCTAGTGGTAATATCAATCAAGTTCTTTACAATACTTAAAAAATTCTACCATAGTGACTAAATTAGATAATTAATTATATCTACACATTATGGAAAGATCAATGACAGAAACACTTAATCCACAAAATCAACAACAACCCAAAGCCGAAACATTCGGTTTGCCACCAGAAGCATTAGATTTTCTTCGCAAACAACATATTCATTTTTGTTTACCTATGTATGGTGGTTTATGTAATGAAGCCACTTTTATTGCTATGATTAAGTTTGGCATTATTGCTGGTAAAATGGGATTAAATTATAGTATTGATACTATGGTTAATGAATCACTTATTACTCGTGGACGCAATAACCTAGTAGCAAAATTCTTGTTTAATCAAGCAGCAACACATCTTATGTTTATTGACGTTGATCTTGGTTTTGACCCAGAGGCCATCATTCGTTTGTTACTTGCAAATCAAGATGTTGTTGGCGGTGTATATCCTATGAAGCGTATTCCTATTCGCTATGTTATTAACACAGTTCCTAACCCAATTTCTATGGGTGATCTAGTTGAAGTTTCTACACTAGGTACAGGATTCATGATGGTAAAACGCCATGTAATTGAACAATTGATTTCGCTGCATCCTGAATTAAAATATCGTGATAATATTGGTATTGGTGCGCAATACGAACCACTTATGTATGGTTTATTTGATACCATGATTGACAAAGATGACAACTATCTTAGTGAAGATTGGACATTCTGTTATCTATGGCGCATGGCTGGTGGTAAAATTTTTGCTGATACTGGTATTAAACTTGATCATACTGGTTATCACAAATATGAAGGTGATGTTGAAGAACTAAAGAAAGTTCTAACAAATCAAGTTAGTAATGGCGGGCCGCATCATCTAAATCCTGATGCAAAATATCCGCTAGAACAAGCACAACAACCACCACAGCAAGTTAAACCAATAAAATTAAATCTTAAGAAAAAAGATAGTGTAAAATAAGGTTAAACTATGAGTATTCAAGTAGAAACAGAAACAGTTGATATTAAGGTTACACTTGATAGTGACTGGCACAACGAGCCACCAAAGTTTGCTGTTCTACTTGATAATGAATTAATCGAAGACGGTGTAGTAATTGAAAAAAATAATGACAATAACGAAAAAGTTATTAGTTTTTCACGTGAACTTACAGAAGGTGAGCATACTATACAAATTCGATTAATTGACAAAACAAATATTCATACTAAGTTAAATGAAAAATATGAAATTGTTGCAGATCAAATATTAAACATAAAACAAATAGAAATAGATGAAATTGAATTAGATTATCTTTTTTATAATTTAGGAAAGTATCATAAACAAATGAATGAAAATGTAGACTTTCCATTTTACGAAGCAGAGCCTCTACCTGATTCATACAAAAACTTAGGTTGGAATGGTGAATGGCGTTTAACATTCTCTGTTCCAACCTATATCTGGTTCTTAGAAAACCTATAAATATTTTATAATGTTTATAAACCAAATACTAACAGAAGCACCAAAAGTTGGTCGTGCGTTCCAACACCTTGAAGACCTTGTTCTTATTGAAGGAAGTTTAGGTGCTGAAAAAGCAATTAATAAACTTGCTAATATATCACGCAATCCACAACAGATACGCTGGAAGTGGGATGGCAAGCCACAAGTTTATTGGGGTCGTGAGCCTGATGGTAAGTTTATCATGGTTGGTCATAATGGCTGGTTAAAGAAAACCATAGATGGTAAATCTCAATCACCAAGTGAACTTGCACGTTTTATCATGCAAACTGGTAAAGCAGAAACACCAGAAGAAATTGCGAATCGTCAAAAATTTGCAACAGAGTTTGCTAGTCTTTGGTCACTATTCGAAGCGGCAACACCAAACAATTTTCGCGGTTATGTTTATGGTGATTTGTTGTTTATGGCTCGTCCTAAGTTGCAAGATGGTGCGTATAGTTTTACACCTAATAATGTAACTTATACTGTTAGTTCTACGAGTGAACTAGGTCAACGTATCAGTAAAGCAACAGCAGCCGTTGTTGGTCATGCTTTCTTTCCACAATTTGGTATGGGCGATGATGAACAACAACCTATAAGTGATTTTAGTGCATTTAATAAAACTGCTGGTCTTATTGTGCTAGGACCACGTTATGCAGCATCAAAGCCACAAATAGATACAACTGCAGTTGCCAATTTACAAAAATATGTTGCTACCAACAAAAACGCTATTGATAATTTCTTAAATGACCAAAATCTTACTGCTATGAAAATGGCTGGATTTAAGGGTATCTTATATAATTTTAATAATCAAATGGCACGTACTGGAACCACCAAAGGTTTAGCAAATAAGTTTTTAGAGTGGTTACCAAGCAGTCGTCAAAGTGTGCCTATGCAGAATAAAATTACCGAATGGGTTACTAAGAATCAACGTGGATTCCTTGCTACATTTAATGTATTGGAAAATCTACGTGCAATTAAAGATAGCATTATTGCGCAACTTGACGCAGAAAGCGGTGACATACAGCAAACAACCAAAGGCGAGGCTGGCGGTGAAGGCTATGTAGTATATGGTAAAACAGGCGAACCAAATGTTAAGTTGGTTCCAAGACATCGTTGGACACCAACCTAATGCGTATAAGTGAAATAGAAACCACGCCACAAAAAACTGGACCGGGTTATTATGAATTGTTTCGTAATGGTAAGCCAAACGATATGCACGATAATGCAAAGTTTTTTAATTCATATGATGAAGCAGTAGATTGGTATACAAAATATCGGATTGATTATGCCATAAAAAATAATGGTGCTAAACCAGAAGAGTTTAGCGTTGTTCGTGATTCTAATACATGGGAATATTTTAATACGCTGCCATCACCCGCAAAAGAAAAAAACAATAGGCTGATTGATCCAAAATATTTTGCTGATGCATTAAAGTTTTGGACAGATTATTATGGCGATAGTCGTCGTGGAGCAGTTGAAATTTATGATTATAGCAATGAAGTTGATGCTATAATACAACAAGGTGGTGTGCTATATCGTATTGTATTCTTACAAAAATTTGAAGATTTGAATCGCACAGATTTAGGTTCACACTGGACCGTTGATCGTGATGTTATTGATGATTATATAGAAGGTGTTGAAGGTCGCACACATAGCGAAGGCAAAGAAGTTTATGTTTTACTCACTGCTACAACTCCACCAAACAATATTGATAATTTAAGCGTAGATGTTCGTGGTAATCCAGAAGAAAAAGAAGTGAATATCATCAATCCACGTGCTTGCAAATACACTGCACAGATTCTTGGCAGTAAAGAAGTAATAGCGTTAAATTAAATCCAGATAAATATTTTATCTGGATTATATGATGACCTTAACCACTCGCACTAATTTTAATGAAGCCGTTGGACCACATGTAAGTTTTGCATTTATGAGAAGTAATCCTCCCCATTATGGCCACAAGGGTGTAATTTCTACAGTATCTACATCTGCAAAAAATGGTGCTTGGGCATTATTTTTTAGTAAAA